AGATCGAACAGATGATGCTGACCCGTGCCAGTTTGAAACAGATCCGGGAGAGCATTATCTTCTGGGAAAAGAAAGTAACCGAAGCGGAAGCAGAAGAAAAAGGCCGGGGCAGAAACCGAATCTACCACTTCTCGCCGCATGATGTGTAAGGACGGTGGACTACATGGCAAATATTCTGGATAAGGCCATTGCGGCAATCAACCCTGAAAAAGGGTATCGCCGCGCTGTGGCACGCTCCGCACTGTCCGTCATGAACAACGGCACCGGCTACGGAAACTACGGAGCAAGCCGCATTTCCCGCGCTATGCGCAGCTGGCACGTTGGCGGCGGAAGCGCAAAAGAGGATATCGAAGATAATCTTGATATTCTGCGCAAACGGAGCCGGGATGCTTATATGGGCATCCCTCTGGCAACGGGTGCCATCAAGACCCTGCGCACCAACGTGGTGGGCAGCGGCCTTGTGCCGACCCCGCAGGTGGATGCGGACTATCTGCACTTGAACGAGGAACAGGCAGACAGATTGCAGGCGCAGATAGTCCGCGAATTTGAACTTTGGGCGGACAGCACCCTTTGCGATGCTGCCGGCATGGACAACTTCTGGCGGCTGCAGACGCTGGCGTTCACCAGTTTCCTGATGAACGGCGATGTGTTTGCGGCGGTGCAGTTCAGCGAACATCCGCACTGGCCGTATGCTCTGCGGCTGCGCCTGATCGAGGCCGATCTGATTTGCAGCCCTGACCGCACGGACATAATGGCACCCTGCACGATAGACAAGCATGACGTGTTCCAGATCGTGCAGGGCGTGGAAACGAACCGGGACGGCGCGGTGGTGGCGTACTGGATAGCAAGTCGGCATCCGCTGGCTTACGACAGCACGGTGCCGCTGACATGGACGCGGGTAGAAGCCCGCGACCCCGAAACGGGAGAGCCGAACATTCTGTGCGTCACACAGAGGGAGCGTGCCGGGCAGCGGCGTGGCGTGCCCTTGCTGGCCCCGGTGCTGCCCACGCTGAAACAGATGGGCAGATACACAGAAGCAGAGCTGGCGGCGGCTATCGTGGCATCGTCCATCACGCTGTTTATCAAGCATGAAAACCCGACCAGTCAGGCACCGTTCGGCGAGGAACCGGCAGATAAGGCGGAGGACCCGAACACCCCGCCCGATGAACTGGGTATCGACCTTGCGCCGAGTGCGGTGTTCGACCTTGCACCGGGAGAGGATACGAGCGTATTCGACCCGAAGCACCCGACCACGACCTACGACGGCTTCATGACGGCCATGTCCAATCAGGTGGCGACCGGCGTAGAGATCCCCAGTGAGGTGCTTTACAAGAAATTCAGCTCCAACTACTCTGCAAGCCGCGGCGCACTGAACGAGTTCTGGCGCACCTGCGGTGTGCTGCGGGATAGCTTTGCGGCGGACTTCTGCCAGCCTGCCTACGAGAAGTGGTTTGCCGAGGCAGTAGCCCGTGGGCGCATCAATGCACCCGGCTTCTTTGACGACCCGGCTGTGGCGAAAGCTTACATGGGCTGCACATGGAACGGTCCTGCGCGCACCAATCTGGATGCCAAGAAAGAGATCGAGGCGGCGATTCTGCGCGTTCAGCAGGGCATCAGCACCAATGAGCAGGAAACTGCACAGATGACCGGCGGAAGCTGGCGGGCAAACGTTCGGCAGCGCAAGAGCGAAATGGAAAAAATGAAGGAGGCAGGGCTAAATGAGCAAACCCAATTCCCAGACGAACCAGAAGATGACAAATGATAAGTTTTGGCAGTTCCGCAATCTGGCCGGTGATGACCAGAAAGCGGAACTTCTGCTTTACGGCGATATTTCCGAGCGCAGCTGGTGGGAAGATGCCGCGACCCCGAAACGGTTTGCGGATGACCTTGCCGCCCTGGGCGATGTGAAGGAAATCACCGTGTACATCAACTCCGGTGGTGGTGATGTGTTTGCAGCACAGGCCATTGGCAATATGCTGGAACGCAACGCGGCCACCGTGACCGCCCACATCGACGGCCTGTGCGCCAGTGCGGCAACCATTGTTGCCTGCCATGCAGACAAGGTGGTGGCGGCGGCGGACGGCAGCTACATGGTGCATCCGGTCAGCATGGGCGTCTGCGATTACCTGACCGCAGAAGATCTCAACAACTGCCTGAAAGCGCTGGAAACCATCCGCAGCAGCATCATCACTCTGTATGCCAAGAAGTCCGGTAAGACCGAGGACGAATGCGCCACGTGGATGGATGAAACGAATTGGTGGACGGCAACGGAAGCCAAGGAGAAGGGCTTTGTGGACGAGGTGGACGACGAAGCGGACGATTCTGTTGTGGAGAACCGAAACGGAATCCTGTTCGTCAACAGCATCAGCATGAACACCCCGTTCAACAAAGCACCGAACTTTGTCAGAAGCCGGGTGGTGGATAAGACCACAGCCCAGCCTGAAAATACACCCCCGGCGGATCAGTCGGGGAACAAAACCCATGGGGAGGTAACAGACATGGACATTAAGGACATCAAGACCGTGGACGATCTCCGCAAGGCGTGCCCGGATATGGTAGCCAAGATCGAGACCGAGGCTATCAATGCCGAGCGCACCCGCATTCAGGAGATCGAAAACGCCACTCTGCCCGGCGCGGAGGATGAAGCGAATGAGGCGAAGTTTGTGAAGCCCATTGATTCCGCATCCTTTGCGAAGGCCGTCATTGCCAGCATGAAGGCAAAGCAGCAGAAGCAGAGCAAGGATTATCTGGACAAGGCAAAGGCCAACGCCCAGACTTCCGGCGCGAACAACATCACCAATCCGCCGCCCGCTGACCCGGATCCGAAGGACGCGGAAGCAAACGTTTTCCTGGCCGCGATCCGCAAGGCAAATGGTGTGAAGTAAGGAGGAAAGAACCATGAGCATGGATCTTGCAAGAAAAGATTTCAGCACCGCGCCGAAGTATTTCATTGCTGGCGCGGACATTGGTATCGCAAAGGCAACCAAGACCGCAAGCGAAGCTGTGGAGGCACACGCCCCCGTGCTGATCGCAGATGGCAAGGTGAAGCCTATTGCGGCACCTGCAAGCGCAGGTACGGCAGTCCTGACCGGCCTGTACGGCATTACTGCTGACAGCGCAGACGCAAACAAGGAGGTGCCGGTCTACCTGACCGGCGAGTTCTTTGCTGACGGTCTGGCACTGCCCAATAACGTGAGCGTGGACGACGTTGAAGTTCCTCTGCGCAATCTGGGCATTTTCCTGAAGTGATAGGAGGAAACAAAAATGGCAAACGAAATCAACATTTATGAGCCGCGGTATCTGGCCGAGGCTGTGCGCACCGCACCCCCGATCCGCACCTTCCTGCGTGATCGTTTCTTCTCCAACGTAAAGACGTTCTCCACCGAGCGCGTTGACATTGATATCGTCAAGGGCAACCGCAAGATGGCCGCTTTCGTCCATCCCATGGTCGGCGGAGAGATCGTGCAGAACGAGGGCTACGAAACCAAATCCTATGCCCCGCCCCTTATCAACCCGGCAACCGTCACCACCGCAGACCTGTTCATGAAGCGCCTGCCCGGTGAGGATATCTACTCCGGCCGCACCCCTGCTGACCGCGCAGCGGAAAAGCTGGCTGAGGAATACAACAAGCTGAACGACATGACCACCCGCCGCGAAGAGTGGATGGCAGCGCAGGTACTTACCACCGGTCAGCTGAAGGTGAAGGGCAAGGGCGTGGATGAAGTCATCGACTTTGGCTTCACCAACAAGATCAATCTGGAAGGCACGAAGCAGTGGGGCAAGTCTGCTGCCGATACTCTGGGCAATCTGCGCGAATGGAAGCAGCAGGTGAGCCGCAACGGCTTTGCGAATGCAGATATGGTCATTATGGGCAAGAAGGCTTCCGACACCTTTATGGCGGACAGCAAGGTTCTGGATCTGATGGACAAGCGCCGGTTTGACATTGGCGCTATGGCACCCAAGGAGCTGGAAGGCGGTCTGACCTACTACGGCCACCTGAACCTGCCCGGCGTGGATATCTACGGCTATGACGAAGTGTATCTGGATGAGGAAACCGGAGAGACAAAGCCTCTGATCCCGGATAATATGGTGCTGATGATCCCCAGCAACGCAAACTTCATGCGCGCTTACGGCCTGTGCACCTATCTGGACGATGACAAGGTGTGGCACACTGCCGAGACTACCCGCCTGCTGCGCGCTTATGTGGAGCACCGTCCTGACCGCCGCTTCCTGGAACTGCAGACCCACCCGCTGCTGATCCCCGACAAGGTGGATAGCTGGCTGGTTGCTACCGTCTGCTGATACGGGAAGGAGCGCGGATATGCTGGATGTTGACCAGAACTACGGCACACCGGAAACTCCGAAACCGTTCCCTACGTTCAAAGACTGCGTTGCGCAGGATGTGCAGAACGTGATCTTCAACCCAAACGAGTTTGCGGAAGAACGGTACATAGATGATAAGCTGATGCTCTGCATCACGCAGCACCCCGGCGTACTTGAACGTCCAGCGCACTGGGAGGGCGGAGCAAAGCAATCCTTTGACCAGGGTATGTACAAGGCCGACCTACTGCTTTTTGTGAAGCAGAAGGACTACGGCCCCATGCCGAAAAGCGGCAAGCAGATCACCTTGGACAAGAAACGGATCTACAACATCAAATCCTGCTCCCTGAAAGCGGGTATGTATCGCATGGAACTGGAAAGGGTGAGGTAAGTTGGCATACTTCCATACCAACTATGACGCTTCCAACATGACGGTCTCCGTTGATGACGCGGAAGTGACCCGCGCTCTTGGCGTACTGGGAAACAAAACCCCGGCGGCGTTGAAGGTGGCCGTAAACACCACGGCGCGGCAGACGCGCAAGCTGATGCTGACCGAAGTAAAGAAACGCTACGACCTGAACGCGGCAGGTAGACGTATGATCGAAGATCTGCGCCAGCGCCAGAAGGCCACCAACCGGCGGCCTACCGCTATCCTTGCTATTATGAAGAACGACCCCGGTGCATTCCGGGCAGACCTGGGCTATTTCAGAACCAGCCCCACAAAGCCCTTCATGGGTCCGTCTGTTCGCAATGCACCGCCCGTTTTTCGGGCGCGTGTCCTGAAAGGCAGTCCAATGATCGCTCTGGGCGGCACCAGCGATAAGAGCAAGGGCTTCTTGGTACAGTTCAAGTCGAAGCACATCGGCATGGTACAACGTCAACTCGGAGTACCTGCGGATAAGGACTACACGGAGAGCGGAAAGAAACGCTGGAAACCGAACGAGAAGCTGGCAACACTGTCCAGCCCTTCCGGCTCTGCGATGCACCATACCGTGTGGGAGATGCAGGAGCAGACGGTGGAGCAGATGCTGCAGCAGAACACGGAACGGCGCGTCCGGCAACTGATCGCCAGTGCAAAACGAAAGGGTGTGATCTGATATGGCCGAAAAAATCACCGGCTATACCAGCGAAATGTGCCAGCAGGCCATGATTGACGAGCTGAAGGAACTGTTCCGGGATATGAAGTTCAAGGGACAGGAGAGCGAAAAGTCGCTGAAGATCTTCAAGCAGTTTATCCCGTCCCCGACCGATGATGACGACGATGTGGATACCAATAGATCCAACTTCCCGTGCATCATCGTATCAAGAACGAGCGGCGAGGTGGTGAACGAAAAGGATCCGCAATTGGTCCTTTTGCAGCTTATCATCTGCTGTTATGACCCGGAAACAGACCGGCAGGGATATGAGGACACCGGAAACATCATCGAAGCCATCATGCAGCACTTCAAGCGGAAGCCTGTGTTTGGCGAGGCTTTCAAAGTGGGATATCCCCGCAAATGGGAACTTTCGGATGATGACATGGACTTCTACTACTAGGGCATCGTCAACCTGATCTGCGAAACGCCCAACACCCTGAAAAACGAAGAAGTGGAGGCTTTGATATGAGCATCGAAAAGACCGAAAAGAAAACCGAGGCTGTGAAGGAAGCGCAGCCTGTGACGGAAACCACCGGCGCTGCGGCGTACTGTGGGCCGACCGTCAAGGGCATTGCCCCGCAGTACACCGTATTCGTGGATGGCCTGCCCGAAAAGCTGAAAGAAAAAGTGGAGCAGGTGCCGTTCCTGAAGGCGCTGATCGTTCCGCTGGACAAGCTCGCAGAAATGCGCGTGAAGATCGAACAGGACGGCACCAGAGAGAACATTCTCTACAAGAAGGCCGCCGACCTGATGAAGTAAGGAGGATATGACAAATGGCTATTTCTCATGGTTTTAACAAAACCGAGGCCGAAACCAGCGTTTCCGCGCCGGTATCGGTCAACTCTGGCCTTCAGGTCATCGTGGGCACCGCCCCGGTCAACCTGCTGGCTGACCCCACGGCAGCGGTAAACACTCCGCTGCTGGCGAACACCTTCAAGGAGGCGGCCGCCGCAGTTGGCTACTCTGACGATTTCGCAAAGTATACCCTGTGCGATGCGATCAGCGCCAGCTTTCAGGTGATGGGCGTTGCTCCCGTCGTCCTGATTAACGTTCTGGACCCTGCAAAGCACACCACGGAGATGAAAACCAAGAGCGTGCAGGTGAACGACGGCGTTGCCGAGATCGAGGAAACCGGCATTCTGCTGGGCACTCTGGTGGTGAAGAAGGAAACCACTGCACTGGTGGCGAATGAGGACTATACCGCCAGCTTCAACGATGACGGCACCGTGAACATTGCGCTGGTTACTGGTGGTAAGGGTGATGCTGCCACCACGCTGACCGTGACTGGCTCCATTCTGGATCCTACCAAGGTGACGGCGGCCGATATTGTCGGCGGCGTGAGCGCTTCCACTGGCGCGGAAACCGGTCTGGAAGTTGTGCGTCAGGTGTTCCCGAAGCTTGGCATGGTGCCCGGCATCATTCTGGCACCCCGCTTCTCCAAGGACCCTCTGGTCTGCGCTGCCATGCAGGCCAAGTGCCGCAAGATCAATGGCGTGTTCGATGCGGTCTGCTACATCGACATCGACAGCAGCGCCACCGGCGCAAAGAAGTACACCGATGTGGCCGGGCAGAAGGTGAAGCAGGGCGCTACCTCCCGCGAGGCATACGCCCTGTGGCTGTACGGCAAGATCGGCACCGCGATTTACAGCGGCAGTGCTCTGGCGGCAGCGGCCACCGTGTACAACGACAGTCTGTACAACGACTGCCCGAACGCCAGCCCGTCCAACGTGAGTGGGCCCATCTCCGCAGCTTGTCTGGAAGATGGCACGGAAGTGCTGATGGATCAGGAGCAGGGCAACGTTCTGAACGAGCAGGGCGTGGCAACCTTCATCCGCTCCGGCGACTTTGTGGTCTGGGGCAATGAGACCTGCTGCTATCCGAAGAACACCGACCCGAAGGACGCTTTCCTCTGCGTCCGCCGCTTCTTCAACCATACTTGGACGAAGTTTGTTCTGAGCAACCAGAGCAAGCTGGACAAGCCCATGAACAAGAAGCGCCTGCAGTCCATCATCGACAGCGAGAACATGAAGGGCAGCGTGTATGTTTCTACCGAGGTCTGCGCCAGCTACAGCATGAAGGCGGACCCTGACCGCAACACCGCCGCAGAGCTGGTGGCAGGCCATTACAGCTTCTACCAGTATTGCACTCCCTTCCCGCCGTTCAAGCAGATCAACAACACCATGGAGTATGAGGCCGGCGCACTGGCTTCTGCCCTGTCTCTGTAAGGAGGATATGACAGATGGCTCTGAATATTTCCAGTGATCTGGTTCCCCAGGTCATCAATGACTACAATGCCTACACCGAAGATGATCTTCTGATCGGTCTGGCGGATGAAGTTACCCTGCCCAAGATCAAGAACAAGACCACGACCGTGAACGGCATGGGCATTGCGGGCGATGTGAATTCTCCCGTACCCGGCCAGTTTGAGAGCATGGAGGCTACGCTGAACTGGAACACCATGTACAGCTACGCCACCAAGATGATGAACCCCAACAAGAACATCCAGATCACCCTGCGTGCTGCTATGCAGAACGACAACAAGAACGGCGGCTACACCTACAAGGGTCTGCGCGTCGTCCTGGGAGGTCGCCCCAAGGAGCTGGATCCCGGCAAGCTGAAGCGCGCCGACACCATGAGCAGCAGCACCACGCTGGAAGTGACCCGCTACCTGATGGAGGTTGACGGTCAGACCGTCATCGACATTGATAAGTTTGCAGGCCGCTACTATGTGGATGGCGAGGATATGCGTGCCGAGATCAACGCCCTGATCTAAAGCCTGATACATGATGAAGTCAGCCGTCCCAAGGGTGGGGCGGCTGATTCTTT